CCATGACCGTAAGTTTCCTTTCACCAGAGGAACGGCAGCCATTCATTGGCGTCTGTTTGTTTAGAGGCGAGGTAAAGAACGGCTTCCCTGTTACCCGCACCATGACGATGCGTCTACGGTCTGGCACTGACTCAGACCCGGTGGAAGAGTTTGACTGCACTGCCTTTATGACTAGCGAAAACCACGCGCGGCAATTCCTGCGCATGGCGTTAAAAACTCGTGAGTTAATTGATCACGGCATCAAATTTGAGACCACACCCCAGGCGGCGATGCACCTGGAGCCCGGTGAATATTTCCGGGTCGCTAGCAAGTCCACCCATACCGATCGCTTCCAAAGCGGCAGCATCGATTTTGAGGGCAACATCACCAGCTCCCAAGAATTCTCAGCCAACATGGACACCACCGTTGTTTATTGGCGACCGGGTGAGGTTGGGGTTAGCAACCCGACTTCAATGAGCATTCGCGGCGGCAAGGTCACAAACGCCAGTTTGTTTGGCACCCTGTTCTGTAAAACGTCTTCAATACAGGAAACCCGTTGCTACAAATGCGAGTCGCTTAGTTATGCCAGCGACGGGCTAGTGGAGGTGGCTGGTTCTGTTGCCCCGTTGACAAATACAGGCGCATTGCAAATCCTAGATTGGACAGAGAACGACCCTGATTTCGTCGAGGAGACATTCTGATGGCGCCATCAATCCGACCGTTCCCTTCAACCATTGTTCCAACGGGCAGGTCATACCGTCCGGGGAAGCAGCCAATTACCACTTTTGAAGCGCAAAATGGTTCGGTAAGTCTGATTTCTTACGGGCAGCAGTTCGTTAATGCAGAGCTGACCCTGAATTTTGCCAACATCAATGATGAGTCAGCCACCGACCTGCTGAACCATTACGCCTCTGTTGTTGATGATGACTACGTGACCTTCAGCAATTCAAACGGCTGGCAGGGTATTGGCATCGATCTCCAACGCGTCATGCAAAACGGGCAAGGTGTTTTGCGGTGGCGCTACAAAGAACCGCCTCAGGTTCAGAGTGTTTACCCAGGGATCAGCACTGTGCAAATGCAGTTCATTGGGCTTTTATATGGCGCCTAGAATGAATTGACTGAGCCGAGTAGAATCAGCATATTGCTCTAGCCAGGTTGCCACGCGATGTATTTCTCAGGCCAGCATGGCGTTATGCAAATTGCCACGGCGGCTGGCACTCTTGCCACCGTTGGCAGGTTAAAGAATTGGAGTTATACCTCGCAGCAGCAAACGCTAGATACGACCAGCTTGCAAGACACTGACAAGACAGTCATTGCCGGAGTGCGGTCAGCCACTGGACAAGCGTCGCTGTTGTACTACTCGGAAGCCACTAGCAACGTTGCAAGAGTTGGCGGTCATTTGATTAAGCCCGGTGGCACCAACTACACATCGCAGACTTTTGGAGCTAACAACCCCCCGGAGCTTTGCAGAATTCAGCTAAGCGTTGATGGTGGTGGTCTCATTGGGGTTTATGCACAAATCACAAGTTTTGCGATGACCTGCAGTGTTGGGGAGGTTGTCTCTGCTGATATCAGTTTTGAGGTGCATGGCGCTCCTTATCAGTGGTCTTTCTGATTTCCTATGACCGTTTACCTCGGCACTTGTGGCGCGATTGAACTAAAGAGAACCGCAGGCGAAGCAGCCGAGATGACGCTGTTAGATGGTGACGTCTCCGTAGAGAAACGCCGCTTCAGTCCTCAAGAAGACTTTCTAGGAACATTCATAACCGGTGATCAAGTTGACATTGCAACTGTTGACGGGTCAAACCTTCATTTTATTGAGGGGCATGATTTCCCCGATTGGCGCGGCTATGTTTTTATAGATGCAATGGGCGGGATACGCCTTTTTGACACGTTTAAAAATGCAGTCGCAGGTCAAAGAGAGCTAGCCATTGAACTTGTTGACTGGCCTGACAGGCAAGATTTAACAATGCGGACGCGAGGAGATAATTACACATCCCTTGCGCGAGTGACTGAATACGATTTCACGACTGACAGAAACACGATTGATACGTCAGTCTTGGGCAGTCAGTTTGTTCAGCAATACGAAGCAGGTCTAATTGCGGGCCAAGGAACAATCGAATGTTACTGGGAGCACCAGTACCAGCTTTGCGACCCTGACGTTTGTCCAGGCGGCGTGGAATTCTCGGCTTATTTGGCGCAGCTATGTATTCGTCTGACGCAAGGCGCCGACTTTTTTGGCAGATTTTTTGTCTTCCAAGATGAAGACCCAGGCATCAACTCGGTTTGGTATGAAGCTGAGTGCATCGTCACTAGCTGCACAATTGCAGTTGCCGCCAATACCGCTATCACGTCATCTATCCAGTTTGTGACCACCGGTCAGTTCAAGCTGATGACGGGTATCCCACCGGCTTACCTAATGAAGGAAGACGGGGTCAGCCTGATCCTGCAAGAAGACGGAAGTCGCATAGTTGTAGCCGAGTAGAATCTAAATATTGGTCTAGTAAGGTCGGCAATGCCAGACACCGAGATTAGCAAGCTCCCGGTACTCAGCCAGGCGCAATTGCAGGCCGACGACGTGCTGGCCATCGCCGATGTCTCGGCGGTTGAAACTAAGAAGGTCAGAGCAGATGACTTGGTCGTTGCTGCTTTGGAGCGCGTACCAGATGACACAATTGACCCAAACAAGCTGAACTGGTCGCTCCTTGATAGCGACAGCATCAGTGGCGATGACCTGGCTGACGAGTCGATTGCAGACGAAAAGCTAATTGCAAACACGTTGACCGCAAGGGTCATTGCACCCAATGCCATTGGTGCGTCTGAACTGGCTGATTCCAGTGTGGACACAGCAGCCATTCAAATCGGGGCTGTAGACAATGGCGCTCTAGGTACAAATTCCGTCGATTCTCGCGTTATTGCACTGGGGGGAGTACAAAACGGAAACCTTGGGGATGCATCCGTAACGGTTGATAAGCTATCCCTAAATAATGACAACCTGCCTGGCTCAGTAATAGCCAATGGAACGATAACGCCAGAAGAATTAGAGCCTAACCTTTCAGGCAATGAAATCCTCGATGATTTATCAATTGGGACTGATCTATTAGAAGACGGTGCGGTTGTAAATGCCAAGCTCGCTATTAATAGTGTTGGCACTACTAACATTATCGACAATGCTGTAACTGCAGCAAAGATTACTTCTGTTGATGGCAGCTCGATAATTGATCGCACTGTTACTGCCACCAAGATTGAAGCGGCATCTGTTGGTCGTGGTTTAGACGTTACAGACACCAATATTGGAATTACTAACTCTGTTGCGGCTGGCTTACGCAACGGCATCCAATGGGATGCACAGGGCTTAATTATTGGCAACACCCCGCTTGTCGCGGCTGATGTTCCCATCGCCACGGATTCAACTGTTGGCGGCGTTAGTGTCCCGGCTGATGGTGGGTTATCAGTTACCGGAACCGGTGCTCTAGGCATTAACAACGCAATTGTTGCCGGTAGCGTTTCAGGGATTACATACGACCAGCACGGAAGCATCACCAACGCGGTGCGATTGTTGGCGGCAGATTTACCCGAAGCCAAAACCAATGAGATTGGTGCGGTCAGCGTTCCTGATACCAATGACAGCCCATTACTAATTGCGGCTGACGGCGCATTGACCCACCGGCTAGTGACTGGAGGGTCGGCCACTGGCCTGGCATCAGTTGATATTGACGACTATGGGCTAGTTGTTTCTGGCAGCAGCGTCCTCGTCCCCTCGCAAGTACCGGGACTTGATGCCTCCAAAATTAATACCGGCGACTTTGACACTGCACGAATAGCAAATGATGCAATAACCAAAGAAAAGCTGGCAAATTATTCAATTGCATATATTCAAGAAGCTGAGCCTTCTGTCACTTCAGGCACTCATATTGGAATTGATTGGCTGCAGGAAAGTACAAACCAACTGCGCAAATGGAACGGTAATAGCTGGATATCTTGCGGGTTTGCGTCTTTAGCTGAAGAGAACTTAAGGTTTTGCGGAACTATCAATGCTGATACCGGCCTGATCACGACGCTAAATGATCGCGGTCGATCTGCTGGATTTACGGTCGGCGAGGCTTTGCCTGTGGCTGCTGACAATATCGGCGGTACATATTTAATTATTGACACAGCGGGTTCAAATATTGGCGTTGTTCCCGCCACGTCTTTTGATCCTGGCGATTGGGTGCTGTGCATCGATCAGGCGAATGGATATGTTCGTATAGACGCGGTTTCTGGCGGGGGCGGCAGTTCTGCCTTGCTGCGTCTTAATGACCTGCTCGACGTTGACATCAACAACCCAACGGCTGGTGATGCACTGTTCTATGACCCAACAACTAACAACTGGTTAAACCGCACCACTGAAACCACACGCATCACGATCAACGAAGCGTTTGATGGCAGCACAACAGCATTCACGCTGCAACGGGTTGTTAATTCTGTTAATGCAACAACATTGGTGTTATCTGGTGTTCTACAAGAACCGGGCGTTGATTACAACGTTACCGCTGGGACGCAAGATCTCACCTTTAGTAGTCCACCACCTGCAGGTAGCGAGTATTTCATGCTGTCCC